GAAGCCTTCCGCAAGCAGAACGGGATCACCTTCGCGGAATCGATCCACCTCTATTTCGATTACAACATCCGCGCCTTCCGCTGGGTGCTGCGGGTCGGCGGCCAGCCGGTTCTGCGTGCGCCCGTCCAGCCCGCCCATGGCAGCGCGACCAAGAGCCATTTCGTGGCCCTGGCGGAGCGCGCCTGATCCATCTCCGCCCTGGGTCATTCCGGGGCGGACGGCTCAGTCTGAAATCGAAAGGAAAGTTCGATGAACGGCAATCTCAACCCCTCGATGGCCGCCGGCGTGGTGGCTGTCATTAATCCCGTCTCGCAGGCCGCTGGCACGGTCACCACCGGCTGGATCGACATGCAGAAGTTTGGCGCACTGCTCGCCATTCTGGCCGTTGGCGCACTCGGTGCGGCCGCCACCGTCGACGCGAAGATCGAGCAGGCGACTGACGCCGCTGGCGCTGGCGCAAAGGATGTGGCCGGGTCGGCCATCACCCAGCTCACCAAGGCCGGCACCGACGACAACAAGCAGGTGCTTATCAACCTGCGGCAGGAGGATCTGGACAAGAATAATGCGTTCCGGTTCGTCCGCCTGTCCGTCACCGTCGCCACCGCCGCATCGCTGGTCTCCGCCATCGTGCTGGCCTTCAACGCTCGATACGGCGCGGCGACGGACAACGATGCGGCCACCGTCGACGAGATCGTGAGCTAAGGAGGTCAGCATGGCGATCAAGTTCCTGCGGGAATATGAGACCAAGGCGCATCCGCCGGAAGTCTTCACGGCCGGTCAGTTGGTCAAGGACCGTGACGAGGCGTCGGAGCGCCATTTCGTGCTTCGCCGCATCGCTGCCTATGACGATGGCAAAGGCAACCTGACCGACATCGATGGCAACCCCGTTGAATATGTCGAGGATGCCGATGCCAAGGAAGCCAAGCCTGCCAAGGGCAAGGCGGCGCCGGCCGCCGTCATGACCGGCGGCAATCAGTGATGATGCGGGCGGGTGGCGCATGCCACCCGCCCCTTCAGGAGGCATTACATGGCCGAACCGATCAGCCTTGAGGATGCCAAGCGCCAGCTGCGCGTTCTGAGCACCGATGAGGACGCATTCATCACGTCCGCCATCGTCGATGCCCGCGGCTGGATCGAGAATTATACCGGCCTGGTGCTGACCCGCCGCGAAGTGGTGGAGGTGCTCCCCAGCTTCAGCGCGCAATTGTCCACCTGGCCGATCGCGTCGATCGACGCTGTCACCTATTTCGACACCGATGGGCAGGAGGTTATCCTGCAAGAGGCTGAGTATTTTGCCCAGATCGCTCGGCGCCCTGCCTATTTGACGGCCGGCGGCTGGCCGACGGTCCGCGATGGCAGCATGATCGAGGTGACGATGACCGCCGGCTTCGCGACGCCTGACGCCGTATCCGCCTTTTCGCCCAACCTCATGCGTGCGATGAGAATTCTTGTTGCAGGCTTCTTCTCTGATCGCGAGACCGGCGGCCTTGCTGGCGATGTGGAGATTGCAGCCAAGCGCCTGTGTCGCCCCTTTCGGCGGTGGCGGGTATGAAGGCCAGCCGCCGCGATAGGCTCATCATCATCGAATTCCGCACGGTCTCCGAAGATGGGTACGGTGGAGAAGTTGAGGTTTGGGCGGAATATTGTCGCGCCTATGCTGCTGTCTATTATGGCACCGGGAAAGAGCAGCGTGAGGCGGCGCAGGTGCGCGGCTCGCAGGTCGCGTCGTTCGAGGTTCTTAGTGACAGCAAGTCTCGCGCCATCAGCCTGATCGATCACCGTGTTTCCTTCGACGGCGGCACCTGGAACATCACCGCCAAGCAGGACTTGGGGTTGAATGGCGGTGTGCGGGTGACCGCCATCCGAGAGGCCGCGTAATGAGCGAGGTGTTCAAACTCGACGGCCTGAAGGATCTGGAGGCCGCACTCCGTCAAATGCCGCAAGCAACTGCACGCGCCACAGGCCTGCGCGCGCTACGTGCAGGTGCGGAACCTATTGCGCGCGCAATGAGGCGCCTCGCTCCTGTTGGAGAGGGTGACCTTGTCGAAAGCATTGACGTTGGAACGCGGCTTGCACCTTCGCAGCAGCCTGATCGTGGAGCTGTGGCACCATTGGAAATCCACGTCGGACCAGGGCAAAACCCCCAGGCGATCACACAGGAATTTGGCACCTACAAGGAGCCCGCCCAACCGTACGCCACACCCGCATGGGAAGCCGAGCGCATGAACGCACTTGATATCGTTGGTACATCGCTCGGCATCGAAGTGGAGAAAACGGCGAATCGGCTGGCCAAGAAGCGGAGCAGGTGAGGTGGACATTGACCTCGTCTCTCGCCTCAAATCAGCACCGGGCATCGGCGATAAGGCCGGGAGTATCAGCTGGGTGGAGCGTCCCACTAAAGCTCAAATGCCCGGCATAACAATTCGTCGTTTGGATCCGGGGCGGTCATACACCTTCTCTGGTGCTGTATCCTTGCAGGACACCCGCACGCGCTTCGATTTCTGGGGATTTTCAGTCCGAGATATCAAACCGCTGTTTTTTTCGACGTTGAGCCTGCTGGAAACTGGCGGATCGGTCGGGAATACGATTTTCAGACCATCGAAGCTAGAATTTGAGAGCGACCAGCTGGCGGAGCTTATTCCAGAACTTGGAAAAGTATTCCGCGTGACAGCGGACTTCAGGATTTGGTGGAAACCCATCGCATAGGAGCGATTATAATGGCAGGCGAAACGGAAGCAATCACGGGCTACGGGTCTGAATTTCACTTGGCGAACGCGTTGGGTGTGCTGACCGAGGTTGGTGAGTTGATTGCGCTCGAACCGGGCTCAGAAGAATGGGGCACTACGGAAGCAACCCACTTCAAGAGTCCTGGCCGGCGTCGGGAATATATCAAAACGCTGATTGACAGCGGGCAGGGCAACTTTCAGGTCAACTGGCTCCCCGGCAGCGCGGGCGACGCACTGATTAGTGGCGCGCACCAGGATGCCAGCCGGCGGGAATTCAAGATCGTCGTTCCGGCAGACAATGAAGGCGGAACATGGGAGATCAGTGGGTTCGTCAACGTTTTGAGCCGCACTCCGACCATTCCGCTCGATGATCGCATGACCTGCCAAGTATCGCTCCAGTTCACGGGCGGGCGGTCGGAAGCGGCTGGCGAATAATGGCAAACCCGATGCGCGGCGAAGCATCTTTCGACGGTGATGGTGTCTCGTACACCATCACCATGGATGCTGACGCCTTGGCTATGGCTGAAGAGGTGACCGGAAAGCCGATCAACCATGTTGTGGGCCTGTTCGATAGCGGCACCCACTTGGGTATGACGTCTGCGCTCGCTTGGGCGGGACTGTTTCGCCGGCACGCCTTCCCGTGGGACAGCTTTCACGATCAGGTGATGAAATGGGGCTTGCCGGTGGTTCGTGACGCCGTTGCGCGTTCCATGCGTCACGCTTGGCCGGAGGCGGAGAAGGACGCGCCAAACCCTCCCAAGGGGGTTCGAACCAAGAAACCGGCTGGGACTGGCTCAAGCTCCTAGAGTCTTGGTGCGAAGCCGGGTTTGACCCCGACACATTTTGGCGTCAGACGCCTCGAGCAATTCAAGCTGCCTTGCGCGGCCATCTGCGCCGTGAAAAGGCGGCTCATCGCGACAGCATGTATCGCGCTTGGCATATTGCTGCATTCAGTCGAACCAAGCGCATGCCATCGTTAGCTCAGGCGATCGGCGACAAGCCAGCGCCGCAGATGAAAACCCGCGCTCAGATGCTGGGCTCTTTCCGGGCCATGGCGAAAAACGGCATTGGCCTGACTATCAGGAAGATTCCCGGTCCTTCCGGGCTCGGTAAATGACGCCCTGCACACAATAGGGCGCAACGACGAAAAACAGGGCGATCCCGGCAGCAGCAGCCTGCTGGGGCGCACTGCCGTCCGCAATAGCGCCGAAGACCAGCAGCGCGCCGATTGCCGCCCCGACGAAAGTCACGATTTTCCACAATTTCATTTTTCACCCCCGGAAGGACACGTATGGCCAGATCGGTTATCGGCGCACTTCGTGTTACGCTGGGGCTAGACAGCGCAGAATTCGAGACTGGAATCAAGCGCGCGTCCAAGACAACGCAGCAGTTCACCCGCGCCTCGAAAGATGTAAAAACAGCATCGGAAACGA